GCCCTATTACGTCGATTAGACGCGCAATGACTGACCTAACTAACTTAGGCAAGATCGTTAAAACTGATCGTCAAATTAAGGGGATCTATGGCAAGGCAGAACATTTATGGGAACTGCCCCTATTAGAACCAAAGCAAGCGTCTTTATTTGATTAGTGTTGCTAAGCATAAGTAGAAACATTGACAAAGGGTCAACCCTAATACACAATCAAATTAATGAAACAAAAACAATGTACGAACTTACAAAAGCCATCTTCCTTTTGGCGATCTCTGCGCCTATTTTGTACGGGGTTAATTCTCTTACCTCTAGCCTTAATACTTATAGTGATTCGGCGGTCTTTGCTGTTGATACAGTTACTATTTCTACGCAGGCCTATAATTAAGAAACCAATTCATTTCATTAGGTCTGAAGCCGTGGAAGACATTGATGATTGGAAAAATTACGACGATGAAAAAAAAACTATTGAAATGGCTAGATACTTAGCCGAACTTAATTTTCATCTAGAAAATCAGCAAAACAACGAACAAAACAACCTAACTAAATTTCCTGAAGTTGATTACGATGATTCCATTAACTGAAGAGCTTTTAAATTCCCCTGAACGCATACTTGAGGAATTGAATAAGACTAAACAAAGAATAAATACGCTTCAGACTTTGGAGTGTGCTTTAAAAGACGAATTAGAACAGCATCTAAAGAACGGAAAGATTAAAGGAATTTTTCAATGGAAAGGTATAACAGCGAACAGGATGCAAACAAAGCAGAAATATTTATTTAGTGAACAGCTAAGGAACCTTGAGGATAATTACAAGGCTGATATAGAAAAGAAAAAAGAATTAGAAATATTAGATGAGAAATTTACAAAGAAATTAGAAACGCGGCCTTTTTGGAGGATTAGCGTTGACAAATAAAGAAAAGATCGAAGCCGCTGAAAAGCGAATTATTGAACTACAAACCCTTATCCAACATTGGAGGAAAACTAATGACATTGATTCAAAACAACTCCCCACAAGCAAACCGCAAAGCCTTAGATGAATATTTAGGCCGTGTTAGTAGAAAAAGCGAAGAAGCCGAGTGGAAAACAATAAAACCAATTAGGAAAGATGAAAATAATTAGTGTTGATGTTGTTGGTGTACCTGTCGCGCAGGGCAGTTTAAAACGTACTGCCTTTGGTGTAATTCATAGCAATGATAAACAGTTAAAAGCTTGGCGCCAAGACTGCATGAAAGAATTGATTTTAGCTAAGCCTGATGATTGGGACATAGACGCGGCGTTTTCTGTTAGTTGTGAATTTCGCTTTATGCGTCCTAAATCTCACTATTCGACGAAAGGAAACGGAACACTAAGGCCAGCAGCGCCAAAGTATAAAACAACTAAAACAGATGTTGATAAAAATCTAAGGGCAGTTTTTGACAGTATTGAGCAATCAGGATTAGCAAGAAATGATAGCCAAATTGTTCACGCTATTTGCAGTAAACGCTATTGCGATACAGGGGAAAGTCCAGGGGCATCTATCACGCTAAGTAGTCAGCCTTAATACGCTTGCACATAGGGTCTACCCCTGATATATTCATTAGGCCTTAAGTCACATATCGGGCGTGACTACTCCGCACTGGACAAGATAAGTGTCAGCTTGCACTACCGCCTCAGATCAGAGCTGCGATCACGATCAGGGGCATTTTTAATGTGTATTTGTTGAAAGTGTTACTAATTGCTAACGATACGTAGCAAAGGGTCAACCCCTGATGTATATTAAAGAAGTCGAGAGACACCCAATTGCAAAAGTTTTAAATGACTTCTTCTTCACTTTCTCAAATGCCATATCATCCTCTACTTGAAGAGGCGAAGCAAATGAGACAAAGCTTAAACCAGACAAAAGGATTACAGGCCAAGTTAAACCGCCAAGAAAAAGCAACTACATTTTTGTTTTACGCCTTCGCAATTTCTCTTTCAGCCGCCTTTATCTTTTAAGCAAATGAACGTACTTGAATGTAACGATTGGCTAAAGCAAAGAAATTACAGATTGATTTGCCGCCAAAATCTATCAGACCAAACTAACGAGTATGAGGTTATTAATCCTGATCATTGGTCAAAAAGATTTAACGAAAAGGATTTAACTGAATGGGTTAGTAAAGAAGCTCACGAACAGGAAACTAAGTATGTGAACTTTATGAACTCAATGGCCTAACCACCGCGCCCCCTTCATAGGGGGTTTTTTATTCCTTCGCTTTTATATCAATGGAAATAGATCTAGGACGAGTTTTATGTGATCCATCTATTAGAACACCAACAAAAAAAAACATAAAAAATATTTTCCTATATGCACTTAATACCGATTTAGACGTGTTCAAAGAAAATGATCTATTAAAATTCTTTATACGGAAGCCGTACGAAGGGGAGTTAGCTTTTGATCTTAAGAATAATCGGATAGATGAATTGCAATTAACAAGTTGTCATTCGATTTTGTGTAGTAACGATGGAAAGATGAAAGGCCTTAATGAAATTAGTTATGAAAGGATGCAAGGAAGAACACGAACATTATTTGATAAAGAAACAACACTTAGTTTTTTTGAGTCTGTAAAACCGTTTTTCTTTGACGGTATAGGTTTACTTGGATGGGAGGAAGACTTAAAGCCTAAATAACCAACGTCGGGGAGCCTGCAATAAAACACCCGCTGTAAGAGGTCGGGAAATACAAGGCACGTAATTGGCGTGATCCATCCCCCGACATTTAATATTGTGGGCCAGCTCAACCACTGCTTTGCGAACTTTGGTGATGGGGAACACTCCGCTGCTGACCCATCCTAAAAGTATCTCTATATTAGTAATACGCAAGCATAGTAAGTCTAATGCGTCCCTTTTTAGATTGGTTAGGTTCCGGCTTTGTTTATAGATCCCCTACAAATAAAATTGAAGCATGGCGACGCAATGCAATGTATATGTCATCAAGGCAATTAAGAGACTTAACAGGTTATTCGGCTCATTACTCTAAAGCAGTCATATTGAGTAGATATATCAATGAAGAAATGTCGCATCTTAAGTAGAATAAATTTGTTGTTTACCCCCTTCGCAAGTATTAGCATTTTAAGCGATTAGAGAGCTATTAAACCCTTGGAGTTGTAGAGGACGCCGGGGGTTTTTTAGTGTTTACCTATTACGCCAATTCTTATTTCTAGGAGGCTCTAACCGCGCTTGTTCTTTTTCTATAGCGTTTAGTCTATGAAAGATTTCGCGTATGTCTGATTGGCGTTTAGAGGATCTATTAGATAAGACCATCAGGAGGGCGCTAACCATTGCACCAATTAAAGCAGCATAAATTTCTGTCATCTGTTACCAAGCAATAGGTTCCATTTCTTTCTTATTTCTAGCTCTTCCCATAGCCCTATAAACGTCCCATGTTTGGGGTGTGTCTTTTTGTCTCTACCGTCAAGGAAAAATAATTTCTCCATTAGTTCTGATCTGGCGGCGTTCTCCCAAACCGATAAGTGGGGTTGACTCATTAGTATAAACAATTAGCTTTAGTATATTAATACGTGTAAATAGCAAGTAAACGTCTATGACTGATTCAGTAAAAGGGAAGCCAAAAGAACCTGAACAAAAAATCATTCAAAAAGACGACGATCAGCCGGAATATCAAGAGAAGATTATGTTCTTGGTTAGCACCTCGGCTCAGGGCTTTATTTTGGTCTGGTGTCTTCTAGTACTTTCATTGGGGTACATCAAGTTGCCTACAAGGATGTTTGGCATGGATATACCAGATCAGCCAAGAATTGATAGCACTTTTGCCGCTGGATTATTAGGGAATATTTTAGCCGGATGGGGCATCAGCGTAGGAGCAAATAACGGTAACAAAAAGAAAAAGAAAGAGGGTGATGGGTCGGCTTCGCTACTTACAAATAATGGGGATAAAGTTATTATCGTTAAACAGCCGATAGAACTAACAGCTAAGCCTGCTGAAGTTCGTCGCGTTGATCCAATAACAAATCGTCCTATAGGGGATGACGGCAAACTCTTATGAAACGACTACTAATCCCCTTTGCTTTCTTTTTCGCTGCTAGTCCTTGCTTGGCCCAATACAAGCATGAATTAAAAACAGTTGTAAGCGCTGATGTTGCTGGTAGCTATTCCCACGCCAAACGAATCGGCTCTAGTTACTCTTTTAGTTCCGAGGGCATAACCGCAAGCACTATTACAGGCCTCGTTGCACCCGCTGTAAGTGATGGGACTCATACAGGAGTAAGTGCCACGATGGGTACAAATTCGTTTGCCCAAACAAGTGCAGGCGCCTCCAGTTCCCTTACTCAAAGCTTTTTGCAAGGCGATGTTGTGCCTACTCAAACAGGGTTAGGCCTAACTCATGGGGCAACGACTACTTTATTAACTCTGGGGGACACTATTTCCTATAGCGGTGGAAACTCGAACGGAACGGCGGTCGGTCTTACTCAGGCTGGGGCCATCACACTAACTCCGGGCGGTAGCGGATCGACAGTTTCAGGAAGTATTTCAAGCACAATAGATATTCATTGATATGTATGAAACATTTATTATTTTTCTTTCTCTTAAATGTAATTAATACAGCCAAAACCCTAGCCGTCCCAGTGATTCCCAACTTCGGATCTGGTCAAACTCAAAGTACCACTGAGGTCAAATCTCGCACTGTGGAGCGAATCGAGAGCTTCCATTTTAATACAGGCTATACTTTTAATCAGTCTGGCAGCAATATTAAAGTTATTGGTAGTACACTAACGCCCCAAACTGTTAATACTCAAACTCAAACAGTAAACGGAATATCTTCAACTTGGAAATCAATTGATCTAAATACTAAACCTCAATATGAACAAGTCGTTGCTGGAGCTGGTACACAATACAACGAAAGCCTAATGGGGCCGGGATTAGCTGAACACGTTATTATTGACCGCACTATTGACACCGAAAGTATCACAACATCGACAAGCATATTTACGCAGTGAAAAGGCTATTATCTGTTTTAATTATTACTTTGTCTGGACAATTACCAGCATTAAGCGAAGGCGTATCAATGCAAAATTCGCCTGTGAGTAATGCAAGCGGTGGGGTAAATGTAACGGCTGTGCAGAATGTTCCAAGTAGGCAATTTACAAATGTTTATAGTTTACAACAACTACAATGTCAGTCAGACACGTTTGTTATACAGCCTTTTATTACATCTAATATGAGTTTTCAAAGACCTCAGAGGGACGTGAGATTAGACCCAATTTATGATGATAGAGATTTAACAGGTTTAATAACTACAGACGATAATGGCGTTGATATTGATGGGCCAGACGGCCTCCCAGATAATCCCGGTCTAGTGGTTGGTTATAAATCAGTTCAATTAAATCCACAAGATTCTTTCGCAGTGTCGCCGGGAATTAGCCTGAGCTTTAATATAAATATGGATAGAAAGGCAGTTCGTAAGTGTAGACAAGGCGCAGCAAAGATTGTTGAATTATTAGATTTACAGGTAGCAGATAAACGGTTAAGTCTGGAGGTTGGTAGGCTTTCAAAATGCGGGGAGTTATTAACAAAGGGAATAAAATTCAAGGAATCAAGTTCATTCGCAAAATTATGTGACGATGTGGAGGTAGTGAAATTTATTCCAAAAAATACCCTCCCTGACCATCAACACTCATTAGGCTCTATTTCTTCAGAAGTGACCCCCATAACAAATTAACTTTATTCTTTTCCCGTTGCGCTCTTATCTTTTCCCCTCTTGATAACGGCTTTTCTTTTTTACCTAATTTCTTTTTAACTGCTTTAATAATTTTTTTCTGTAGGGGTTTCGTTCTTTTTTTTATCAGCTCAGTTAAAGGGGCCGCCATTAATGCGGATGTTGCTCCAAATAACGCTGTAACCATTACCCCAGAAACTAAAGCAGGGGGCGGGGTGAAATGATCAACAGTTTCAATTATTTTTATCGGCTCATATACAGCAACACATTCACCTGATATTGCATCAACTTTATAAGCCGTAATTCTTCCTCTGCCATATTTACCAATGCTGTTTATAGGCGCGGCTCCATTCGGGGGACATTGTGGAGGGGGCGGCGTATAGCCTGTATAACTTGTTGTTTGTTTATTAGTCGTACTTTGTTTTTCTTTCGCCTTTTCTTTTTTACTTTCTTGGGGTTCCCGTGGCGTGACTGATAAAGGTTTTGTTTTTACTACTTCTAATTTTTTGTAATAGTCCAGAGGATAGAAAACGGGTTGCGAATAATCGCATAAAATCATTACGCCGTCAGGGTCATTATCAAAGTGTCCTGAACCTCCTGTTTCATCTTGCCTTGTCTCAACACACCCCGGAACATCTATTACTAGGGGATCTAAAACAAAAGGTAATTGAGTACTAACTGATGGGGGTAATATTAACGGCGGTTCTAAAACTATTGGATCGGCGATTCTAGGCTCTGCAATTCTAGGTTCAATGATTCGCGGCTCTTTAATATCCACTAACAATCAACAAAATCGGATGCTATATCTTTCCCAATCTGTGAAGCTTTCCTTTGTGCTATTGAATTAGCTAACCATCCCACTACGGGCAAGCTAGAAAGGAAACCAGATGCAGGCGTAGAAGAAATTAATGCGCCGCCAACTATCTCACCCTGCGATTCTGCGCTGCCTTTATCCTTGATGCACTGCAAGTAAGCAGATGTTAATTTTGCATTATCTACAGGGTGATGGGCTATATATTCTTTTCTTTGGTAGTCAGTCTTTCCGTTCCATTTTGATTTTTCACTACTAAATAATGTTGTTTTGGGTTGGTGCATATTATGAGTAATCGTTAAATCTAATTTCTCCCCATCTTTGCTATATCGCATTTGTGATGCGCTGTTTTCTGTCGTCGCTAATCGTGCTAAATCGGGGATGCCATTATTAGCCTTAGATAACAAGGACAAAGAAAAGAAATTAGACCCTATCAAGCCAAGACCTAACAATCCGGGTAAGAAATTTTCTTTCATTACTTAAACGGTAAGGCTGGCCCCGTCTTCCCGGGCATCTTTGGCATTTGACCCTGTATATTCTCAATCACTTGATCTTGAATTGTGAAAAGCATATTGTTTACAAACTTTGTTCGTTGTGAGAAAACAAAAGCCCCGCCACCAATGAGGCCAATTAAGACCCCAGTATTTACAAGCGTTAAAATCCTAATCATTCTTTTACTATCCCTGCCTGCGCGTCTACCTCATCTAATATCTCTTTTTGTATTTGGCTAAGTCTTTCATTTGTTGGCTTTAATTTTTCCTCTGCTTCCTTTGTTATTGCCTTGATTTGTGCATCTGCTTCTTTTACAATCTCATTCG